TTGTTTATCTTTCATAACTCTAGCAGCAACATCAAATATTGTTTCTTTTGCTTCTGTAAGTTTTCCTTCAAGTTTAATTGCTTTAGCTTCTGGACTATTATATTTACCACTCTTTTTTAATTTTTTCACTAACATTTTAGCAGCTCTTTCGTTTTTAACTACTTTAATAGTTTCACGGCCACCATCTGTCACTACCCACATACCTTGTTTAGCCATTCTTTGAACTGCAGCTGATTGTTTTTCTTTGAGTTTCTTTTTAATCAAATGAGGACCTGCTGGTTCTTCACCTAATTCACCATTCTCACCATATCCACAAGTTCCTTCACCCAATATATCTTTAGCTTTATCTGATAAATATTTTATATCTGCACTTGCTATTTGTTTTAAAACTTTCTTATCTGTTTTTTTCAATAATGTCACAATCTGTTGAACAAGTGGATTGTTATCAGGTAAAGTTCCTTTCATATCCTTAAATGCTCTTTTTAATTGTTTGATGTGTGATGAACTAAATGGTATTCTTACTTCATTCATGTTAGCCAACTCTTCACGAACCATTTTCTTAATCAAGTTTCTAACTTTCATTTCTCTTTTCACCTTGTTTGGTAATCCTTTGTGTTTTGTTTTTGCATATTTATCAACATCTTTTTTCTTCATTGACTTAGCAACTTTTCCAGCTTCACCCTCTTTAGGTTTATCACCTTTTTGCATTGACTTTACAACACCAAAAAATCTTTGTTGAGCTTTTGATGATGCTGGCATTACATTAACTTTCTAAAATTCTTTTTATATTTTTTTGTGAAATCAACTATATTCTTTTTATAATTATCTAAAAAGTCAGCAGCTTCATCATTTAATCCTTTTTTTCTTAAACTATCATATAAATCCAAATAAGACTTTTGTAATCCTTTTAAAGACTTATCTATATTTTTAGCGTGTTTTTTATATTCGAAAGCAGGGCCTTCATTTATATTAAACTCATCTTTGATAGATTCCAATACTTTATTCTGTTTAGGTTTGGATTCTTTTTTCTTCTTATCATTATATCCCATTAAAGATTTATAATCCATTTTACTCACCCCTAAATATATCGTTAATTATATTTTCAATTTTACAATCGTGACAACACACACCATCTCTTGTTCCAACACCTTCGTGTAATTTACCTTCATTTGTTGGTGATAGAAATGCTCCGTGTGTAGATGGATTTGATACGAAATCAAATGCAATAAGTTCAAAGTCTGGTTGAACCTCTACTGAATCATCTTCATTCATTTCTTTTACTGAACCTAATCCTCTCGATGATATACCTAATTTAATACCACTTTTAAATAATTCTTTTAAGATGTTTCCAGCTGGTGTACCAAGTACTTCAACTGTTCCCATTAAATCATTGTCTTTCCAATGCATTTCTAATATATTATGAGAAACATTGTTTAGATTCACCACAGACGAGTCAGGATGGTCAAGTTCACCTAATGCTCTTCGTTCTTTAATTTGAATTTTTGAATATTTTTCGGCTTCTCGCATTAAAGTTTCTCGTGGATATACTCTTCCATTTTGATTCTTTGCTTCTGCTCTTTGTAATACACCTTTAACAACCAATCTTCCATCATTGTTTTTCATTGACTCATTGATTTGTTGAGGGGAAACCTCAAATGGTATATAATCTACTATTACTTGTTTTGACATCATTGTCTCCTATCCTATTACAAATTCTGCAGTTCCTGTTATCTCACCTGCTATTACTTGCCAATTGTCACCATCATACATTAAAGTTACACTTCTTCCAGGAAGATTTGATGTTAAGGTATTACCAGCTGCAAAATTAGCTGGTGTGATAACTAAATCATTACCGCCAAGTCTTGTACTATGTACTATTCTTTTTACTTGTCCTAAAATTCCATTAGCAAGTGATACATGTGTTCTAGAACCAGCAGAAACACACAATGATGTTGTAGTCTTTAAAGATAAAGGTACAGCATTATCTGCACCATTACCTCCTAAAACTGGTCCCTCCAAATCTTCACCTGGTGAACCACTGGCGTTTTGTGAATCAGAAATTCCAGGGTCTAACGCAAATCCCAAAGCCTTTTTCTGTTTTGGTGTTAAACCAGTTCCATAGTCTGATGTTAATATTTGCTTTTTACCTTGAAATAAAACTCCCATTATGCTATCACCATTTCTGCTGTTCCTGTTATCTCACCAGCAACTACTTGCCAATTTAAACCATCAAATAATAATTGAACAGCTCTAGCAGCTGCATTTGAAGTTAAGGTATCACCAGCAGCAAAAATACTATCACCACCAATTCCATCCTCAGGTGTGATAACTAATGCATTACCACCCAGTATTGATTTATGTATAATTACTTTTAATTGTCCTTCAACACCCTTACCTAATGTTACATGTGTTGCACTAGCTTTTGTTGATACTAAAGACACTGTGGTTGTTGATGATAAAACTGTTGCATTACTTGTACCATTACCAGCGATTACAGTTTCAGTACTATAAACAGTCGGTTTTAATACCCAAGCTCTACTGAGTTTTTGTTTACTAGTTAAACCTGTACCATAACCTGATGTTAGAATCTGTTTATCACCATCTATTATTTTTGGCATTTATAAACTCCTATTTCCAAGCATTTCGTTTCAACCATATATCTCTTAATATATCGCCAACAACATTTCTAATTAATTTTGTTATTTGTTTTAAATCTTTATCATCAATAGCTTCTTTTACAAATGTAAAACCAGTGCTCTTTTTAAATCTTTTTTTCTTTTTCTTTTCATCTTCTTTTGAACTAAAAGCAAATGGAGTTGAATATCCTGCAACATTACCAGTGGTGGTTATTTCTTCTAAACTTTCTTCGTCTAAAAGTTCAAGTGTTAGTTTTTTAACTAACTCTTTAAATAACTTTCTGTTTTTTATTTCCACTTTTTTTCACTTCCTTTACAAGTTCTAAATATCTCATTGTTTGAATAACATACTCATCTTTAACAACATCTGATTTATCATCAATACCACAGAATTTGTTAATGGATTTTATAGCTTCACTCATTTTGATTTTTACAACTTTATCTTGTAAGTTTTTAGAATGTGTTTGTAAATCTTTCTTTAAACCTTTTACAATCTCTCTTAAAGTATCTTTTAATGAATTAGTATTAGATACATTGTTAATATACTCACGAAGTAGATTCTTTTGAGCTGAACTTAATTTTGTATATTTTTGATTAAATTTTTCTAAAAGGGTTCTATAAGTTAATATTCTTAAATCTTCATCATCTGGTAAAGTAGTAACAGTTTCTGATAACTTAATAGATTTGTCAGTTGTTGTCACATGTTCCACAATATTAAAATGTGATTCTGTTTTTTGGTCAGGTGACAAAGATTTGTTATATTCAAATAATGTAAAAATAGATGCGTAAGTTTTATAATGTGGAACTTTAGAAGACATAAATTTCTGTAGATTATAATTAGATTGAATCTCTTTAATTAAATTATATCTCTCTCTTCTAAGTGTAGAATTATTTAAATCTTTTCTGGCTTTCATAACTTCATTAATGAAGTAATCAGCCTTTGTATCAGACTTAAATTTCTTTGTTATTAATATATTGTATAGAGCTAGTTCTTTACCCAACTCCGTGTTTTCGTTAAACTTTTCTTTAACGATTTTTACCGCTAGCCCATTGTCTTTATTTAGCACATCAGATGTAATCTGCCTTAGCAAAAATTCAAACAATAAACCTGTGTTGCGGATTTTATTGTGTTTAACTTTACGCATTGTCGAGTCCCCATTTTGTTTGGATACTATATATGTAATTATTCATATATAAATATAATGTTTTTTGTAAATACATTGATTTTATTCCTCTTCATCTAAAATAATTTCTTCATTTAACATAGATTTATCTAAATCTTTACCAAACTTATCTTTAAGTGAATTTAATAAACCTTCTCTTGCAACAATCGTTCCACCTTTTGATGTAGCCAATGGAGAACCACCTTTAAACTCTCGTTTTCCATATCGTTCTGTTTTGTGTTTTGTTGCATCTTTTATATCTTTGGCTGAGTATTCATTACCAAATTCTTTCTTACCAGTTCCACTTCGTCTATCCCCACCATGTTCACCACCTTGTTCTTCCATATCGTCAGTTGGTTCTGTTCCTTCATCGGCTGGGTCTGTTCCTTCGGTTTCAATTTGTTCCATTCTAAATGCTTGTTTTCTATCTTCAATCACACCATTGAATACATCAACTTTTTCTTCATCATTTAACTCAAAAATATTATCATATATCCATTGCCTTGAAAATAATTTGTTTTCAATCAAGTCATTAGCAATATCTTTTTTCTGTGTTAATAATTCTAATTTCTCTTGTTGATGTATCATTGATGGATTTGTTAACTCTAATTCAAAATTAATCAACTCAGCATCATCAAACCCTTGTGTGTATAAGTGAACAATAGCAATCTTTTCTAATTCAGCTACAATAATTTTTTGTAGTCTTTCAATTGTTCTTGCGAATCTAACATCTTCAGCTGCTAATGTAGCTTTTGAACCTACATTCTCATCATATCCCAAAAATGCTTTAGGAACTTTAAGAGCTGCCATCATTTTATTTTTTAAATACTCTACATCTTCAATTGCACCATCATTACCCAAACCTGGTAAAGTATCAATTTGAGTTCCACTATCACCACCACGAACAGGTAAGTAATAATCTTCTGTTACGGATTCCATATTGTATTTTAAATTATATTCACCATTTGCATTCATCACAGGTGTCTTTTTCATTTTACCAATAATTTGTTGCATAAAGTTATCTACTTCATTTGGAGGTATATTACCAATGTCAACTTTGAATACTCTTTTCTCTGGTGCTCTCATCATACGATGAATCAACATAGCGTCTTCCATAAGAGTTAATTGTTTAAATACTCTTCTTGCACCCTCTAACATTGATTTACCATATGGTAAGTAATTTGTATCTGCAAGATTTCTGAAATGAGCAACTTCATAATTTTCGTGAACATCATTTGGTTTTGAACTTCTTGTTGATTCTGAATATTGTTGAATTTCAAATTGAACTAATTTAGGATTACTTGGGTCATGTCCCTCTAATCTATTTACTTCATATACTGAAAGAGGTTTTACATTAACAACTCCGTGTTTATCCAATATATCTAAATGTAAGTAGAAATCACCATATTTAACCATATTTCTAATATAACTCCATAGATTAAATTCAATGTTTATTATGTCATAAAATAAGTTATGTAAAATTTTATGGACTTTTGGATTATTAGTTTTAATTTTCATTATTCTGTTTTCAATATTATCAACCGTAGATTCATCACAATAAATATCCAATGCTGATGATATGATTGGGTCTGCATCCATTAATTCATAATCTCTAAATAATTCTTTTCTAGCTACATCATACGCACTTGCATTTTGTTTGGCTTGATATGCTGAATTACCATATCCACTTGAATTAATTCTATTATATCTATCAATAAAATTAGATGTTAGTGCAGTTTGAGAAAACTCGACATCCTTGACTTTTACTTGCCCGTCATTTGTTTTTCTAACTACAATTTGATTTTGAAATAATTTTCCTAATTTCTGTAATATATTTTCGTCTGCCATTTTTTACCTCTTATTTAATTAACCAAGTTAAATCTTCTTTTTCACCTACACCATTATCCATTTCATATGGATTTTTAGATGGTTGTCCAATAGAACCTATTCCAAAACCTGCCGTGTGTTCCGATTTGTTTCCATTTGACTTCAACATTGAGTTCATTGTTGCCCATTGTTGGTCATTTTTGTCTTTCTGTAGTCTAAGAGCTGTATCTCTAACCCAAAGTGCTATTGAATAAGACATAACTAAGTCGTCATTGTAACCTTGCATTGCTTCTGCTTTTGATTGTG